TGCTGTAATGGCAGTAAAATACATAATTGAAGGGGTAAAGCAATGGAAATAGTTTTAATAAAGGACTTATCAATAGCTAGGGAAGTTTATGTTTCCTGGCTAGGTAAGACCTTGAAAGTGGTTCGTAGAAGCAATTATGAGACAAAGTTTGAGGGTGGAGTTGAAACTGGATATGTTCTTGAAGATGGAACTATTATATACTCCCGAACCAGATGCATTCTCCTACCACAAAGGTGTAATGAGCGTCATTTCATTCACTATTGTAACCTGAATTTGTGGACTAAACACATTATTGTAACTAAATCAAAAAAATATAAACGTAAAAAACTATTTGGAAAATGAGATTAATTGAAATAGGCTCCTATAAAGCAGCTAAGAAAATTATAGAAAGTTTTGATCAGTGGGAAGACTCTGAAATTACTGAAAAAAGTCAGGCTTTTGAAGCTATTGCTGCATTAGTAAGTTTCAAGAAAGCAATGCATGAATTAAAGAATGATGCGAAAGCTTTTGCAAGAGAAGGAATGAAAACTGGAGGCAAAGAAGAGGATATGCATGATATGCTTGAATTTATGGTGCACATAGAAATGGGTAGACTAAAAGCAGAGAAAGTTATGGAAAACCTGGGTGGCATGAGCAAATGGGTTGGAAATGCAGAGGACGTACAGTTTAAAGGAGGTAGCTTTAAGAAGGTAATAAATACAAAGGAACATTAATTGGTTTTAATTAGGAGAGGGGATGTCCCATAAACTGAACCTCTCCAGCACCTATTCCAGCCATAACTCTTTATCTAGTAACGCGGTGACCGAAACGTATCGAGTGAAGCTGGAAAGTAATAGAGTAGCTATATTATAAGTTAGGGAGATAAATTAGCTACTTTTAATTGAAGGGGGGAATTGAGGGATTCCCCCTTCTTATTTATTAATATAATTTAAAACCAATGAAAATATTTAAAAAGAAAAAGCATGTGCTTTCTAATCAAAAGTATCCTGAAAGACATACGCTCACTAGAGCAAATTCAGTATGGATCTCTTCTAATGGGAGAAAAACAAGATTGTCTGACATGGATGACAATCACTTAAAAAATGCTTATGCTAAGATGCTTAGACATGAGTTCTCAGAGCCTAAAACAGAGCACTGGGAAGAAATATTAAAGAATGAACTAATTTATAGAGCGCATGAAAAACACAGAGATTGATAACATAGCTATGCATGACTTTGCTAAGTCAATAAGCGTAGGTGAGTTTATAGCTGTCCTTGAGATAATGACAGCTATATATAACAACTTTGAGAAACAAGTTGTTAGAAAGGATCAGAAGATCCATGAAGCAGAAGAGAAGCTTGAGCAAATGGAGAAAGAACTCAGTGCTTATGACCCTCAAGTTAGAAACTTGAGACGTCAACATGGTCTTATGGATGAAACCTTATCAGAAGAGATAGGAAAGGATTTCAAAACATTTATAGCAAACTACGATGGTGTTGTAGAATTTTTAACAAGATTTAGTATTTGCGAAACGATTAAGAAAAGAAATATAAACCAATTTAAAATCAAAAAGAATGTCAAAAAATAATGAAATTTTTGAATGTCAATTCAAAATAAGTGCAGATTACAACGTTAAAGAAAATGCATTTACAGAATATGGTGACCTTATTCTTGAGGGCAACATAGAAAGAATAGGTATGCTTATAAGGCATTGTGCTAAAGATGAAAGTAGTCTTAAAAGGATGATAGACATTGCAGCTGGCGTTATAGAGCCTAACTCTCATACAGAGATTAGACGTCCTAAAAGAATGAATGATAATCCGAGTGAAATGTCTGATGAAGAGATTAAAGACATGATCAGAAGGAATCACAACGGAATGAATAGAAATGACTAAAGATGAATTGCAACATAAGGCGTGTGTCCTGATGGAGCAACACCAACATGTTTGCCTGGAGTGGGCTACCGGTACTGGTAAGACACTTGCAGCGTTAAAAATGAAGGATGTTGTCAACACAGGTAACGCACTCCTTGTTTGCAAGGAAAGTACTCATCTTGATAGTTGGATGGCAGAAATGGATAAGCATAATTATCCAGCAATGGATAGAATGTTATATGCATCTCTACATAAACTTGATAGACAGTATGACTTGATCATTTTAGATGAAGTTCACGCATTGACATGGAAGAGAGTAGATGCTTTAAGGAAATGGATTGCAGGTGGTGCAAGAGTAATTGCATTGTCAGCAACACTAAATCCTGATAAGAAATACTTGTTAGAAACATTATGTGGAGATGTTAAGTATGCTAAAGTTACTTTAGCAAGTGCTATTAAGCATAAATTACTTCCAGCTCCAACTATACATGTTTCATACATAACCATGAAAGATGAAGATAGACGGAAATACATGAATATTGAGAGGCAGATGGCATACTTTGAGTTTTCAAAGAACTATCAGTCTCAAAAGATAACTGGTCTTAAGCGTAAGAAATTTACAGCTTCAGTTAAAACTGAGGCGGCAATAAGTATTGTTGAGAAGTTTAGACGTGATAAAACCAGGTTCCTGTGTTTCAGTGCTGATATTAAACAAGCACAAGATGTTAGCAAAGGAGCAGTAATATGCTCTAATGTTTCAAAGAAAGAGAATGCAAGAATGATTTCAGCTTTTAATAATGAAGAGCTTGATGAATTGTTTGCTGTTAAAATGTTGCGTGAGGCAGTTAATCTTACAGAAATTGAGAATGGCTTAATTATCCAATTGGATAGTAAGGCTCTTTCATTTTATCAAATGCTTGGTAGATGTCTTAGACATCATACGCCACAAATGCATATGATAATAGTGAGAGACTCTCAAGATGAAAGAAACTTCCTTAAAATTACTAATGATATTAAAGAATATATAGTAGAGCATGACATTGAATTATAATAAACACAAGTTTAATAGAGAAGAGTTAGAATGGGCCATTAGTCTTACAGAAGCAGAGTATCCTAAAGAAAAAAGGAATACACCTGAGAAGATGTCAAGACTAATTAGAGCAAATTTTGACGTCAAGTGTGAATCACAGGACGTTGCTAACTTCTTCGGATTATCAGAGAATTATGAAAGGGAAAGCAATAGAATCAATTATGGACATTACGATACCAGTAGAGAGGATTCGGGCTCTAGGTATTACCATTAATGAGTATCTAATACTTTATGACCTAACACATGATAATGAGATTACAAATTTATTAGATTTTACTTTACAGCAGCTTGTAAAGCTTGAACAAAAGGGATACATCAGAATAGAAAAAGATGGAATCATTGTTAGAGCTAAAACAACAGCATTGTTTGCTATAGACGGCACAGAGGATTTATTTGTAGTCTGGCTTAGTAAGTATCCAACTAAAGTTAAAACGTCAAGAGGAGGCTCCAGAGCTCTCTCACCAGCGTCTGAGAACACCATTATGGGTAAGAATTTACGCAAGAAATGGGTTATGACTTTTAAGAAGGATACAGAGGCAATGCTTCAAGCAATTAAAGTGCTTGAGTTAGAAGTAGAAGATAAAAAGAAGTCGGGAGATTTAGAATATATGGTTGAAGCCTCTAGATGGTTAAACCAAGGGTATTTTGAAAAATATGCCTATCTAATTGAAGACGACAAAGGTAAAAATGAATACGAAAATGAAGATTATTATTAATGGGAAAGGTTTGGGATAGATACAAGGAACTTTATAAGATTAAAGAGGATAAGGACAATGGGAAGGTTATGTGCATTCCTTTTGAGAGTTATCCAAAGCTTATGAAGTCTGTACCAGGAGTCATACCAGGTATGATTCAGATGGTAACAGCTGGTTCAGGGGTTGGTAAAACTCAATGGACTAAAGCTCTGTATGTTAGAGAGCCTCTTGAGTATGCTATGAAGAATAACATAAAGCTCAAGATATTTTATTTCGCATTAGAAGAGAGTGTAGGAGAGTTCATTGATACTATGATATGTAATTACGTGTCACAAAAAGCAGGTATCAAAATGGATGTGTTGATGTTACAAGGATATCGTGACAAGTCATTAACTGGAAAGGAAATGATGGTCATAGAGAACCATGTGCACAACATAGAAGCGCTTTTGGATAATGTTGAGATAATTGATAGTGTTTATAATCCTACTGGGATATATAAATACTGTCGAGATTATGCTGATAAGAATGGCAAGCATCACTTTGTTGATAAGGAGTTTATAAAGAAGCGTAAAGATGGTACAACTACCACCTTTAAGCAGAAGGTATATTCTCATTATGAGCCTAATGATCCTAACGCAATAGTAATTGTTGTTGTGGATCACTTAAGCTTACTATCAAGTGAGAAAGGTGAGGACGGTGTTGTCCTTAGTCAGCATAAGGTTATGGCAAAATGGAGTACAGATTACGCATTAAAACAGATTACGAAGCATTGGAACTGGGCTGTTGTGAATGTAATACAACAAGAGCAGTCTCAAGAGAGTGAGCAATTTACGCAACGTGGAGAGAGTATTCAGAAAAAGACTGAACCCTCACTTGCAGGATTTGCTAACAACAAAGAGATACAGAGAGATGCTAAAGTAATCGTTGGTGTTTATTCACCTGATAGACATGGATTCGAGGATTATCACGGATATGATGTCAGAAGGTTTAGAGACACAATTAGAGGAGTTAAAATATTAAAGAACAGATTTGGACCACCAAACAAGTATCATCATTTTTTATTTGATGGTGCTCGTAACTTGTTTGCAGAATTACCTGCCGCAAGTGAAACATCAATGTTGCAGAAGTTTTTAGATACTGCAGATGTGTTGTTGGGAAGAACTAAAAAACCATAGAATGGGAGCATTAAGATATAATAAAGGAAAGTTAGAATGGAGTTTAGTGTCTTGGAAGACACTAGGATTGATGGTTGAAGTGCTTATGTATGGAAAACATAAATACAGTACATTCGAAGATAAGAATGGAAAGATCATTTTAGGATCAGAGGTATCACCTGATGCATCTAAGAGTCTGAAGCTTGTTACAAGTGGAGCAGATAATTGGAAGGAAGGATTGTCCTGGACGAAGTGTACAGAGTCTTTATTAAGACATACATACGCTTTTTTAGAAGGAGAAGATATTGATGATGAGAGTAAGCTAAGTCACTTGGGGCACATTATGTGTAATGCCATGTTTCTTGGATATGTCTATTTATTCAGGAAAGACCTGGATGACAGAAACGTAAAAAAAGAAGAGAATGGCGAGCAAGACACAGAGAACTTATTGCGATTTTAATACCGTTATTCCAACGGTAATAGCAGTTGATTTTGACTTAACTATATGTGATAGTGACTACCCAACATGTGGTCCAGCTATCAAAGGGGCTAAGAAGTACATCAATAAGCTTTATGATGAGGGATTTGCAATTATAATTAATACTTGCAGAACTCAAGAAGCTGAAGGTGCTGCTACACGTTGGTTGAATGACCACGGAATTAAATATGATTACCTTAATTGCAATGCTCCCTGGAGAATTGAATCTTTTGGTATGGACTGCAGAAAGATATCTGCTGATGTGTATGTAGATGACAAACAAGTTGGTGGATTACCACCTTGGAAAAAAATCTATAGGTTTATAACGTCTAAATTTCAATAGGCATGTTAATTAAAGCAAAGAAACCTAATAAAGACCTTATTGAGGCTCAAGCTGAACTTGAACATTGGAGAAATGTAAATAAATGCAAGAACCTTCAGGAGCTTGCTAATTATGTTCATTATGTGTATCCTGATTTTAAGTTTCTAGATGTTCGTGAGGAGATTCTGAAAGATGTTCGTGAGGAGATTCTGAACGCAAATCATAATACAGTTCATAAGTTACCTGAACGCTATGGCATAAGAGCTAAGGCTGGTATATTATTTCTTGAAGATAGACATAGAGATTATGAGGATCGTAAGAAATATAAACATAGCAAAAGGAGATGGGACAAAGAATAGTAACGAGTGAAGGGATAATGTTTTGGGGATACTTCCATTCAAATGGAGGATTTATGCTCAAGAGATTACATGACGAAAAAGCTTATTTCTCTGCGAAAAAAGAAGCAGAGTCTGGTCTTGGATTTGTAACAAAAGTTTTACCTCCTCGCAGGTATCCAGATAGGGAAACTGCTTTTACAG